AACAAAACCAACAATGACTAAATACATTGGAAAAGAAGTATTCCCCTCACGCTGTTATCGTGGGCGGGGAGTATTCCGAACTCTTGTCTTAGTAATGACGCGAATCATTTGCTATGTACAATATGTTTGGACTTACCTTTGCCATTTAGGTCAGATCGACGTAGGAGAACTGTCACGGTTGATAGAGAGCGTAATTGAACGCCCTAAGAACCTAAGACACCTCTTCTTGACAAATGAAAACATCAAAGTGTTTCCAACAAGAACTAGTCACTCCCATCCAACAGCAGCTGCTTTTCGAACAGCAGTGAATCAGTATATGAACGGGCTCGTTACCGCGGCAGGCATGAAACCTTATAACGTTTCTATGTCGCCAACGGATTCCGGATCTGGTACTAGGTACTTTTATGGATTAAAAGACTTGGGCACTCAGTACCGGGATGACGATATCACCGATGAGCACGTAATCATAATGACTGATGTCGACTACTATACAGATATGAATAAATGGCTATCGTATGGCCGACCTATTCTTATCTACACCTTTTCGCCAACCAAGGTTGTCGGCCGCACGGAGGACTTTGCTTATCGCTTCATTGGCGATGAAGTCGAGTTTACCGTAGCGGGTGGAGCAGCTTATTCACATAAGCTGTGGGACTACAAAGGCGACATAGTATGCGCTGAAGAACATATGGAAAATGGTGACCTTGGACAACGCTTGATTGTTTACAACCTGGAACAAAGACAAATAGGAGGAGACGGCGAACACCGACTGGTGGCCATCACGCCTATGGCATACGTACCGTATCCTTACGCATGGTTTCTACCAAGAAACGAGAGCCTAAAGAGGAAAACGATACGGCAAGGAGATTTCTCCGTGCTGTACGAACCCATTTCTGACGCTCTGTCTGTGGCCAAAACTGGTCGTTGGCAGTCCGTAGAAATGACAGGCCGTGCGTATGAAGCCATTAAGGCTAGGATGATGTGCAAAACAGCACCACCAGTTGTGTCAGATATTGAGCGACTGCTGAGAGCCAATGGAGCTGAAGCAGCCTCGGTTGACGCGCCACTACTATTTGATCTAATGGGCTTGGAACTAGAACCAAATGTTGTTAAGACGACTGATGTGTTAACTAGTTTCACGCCCCTGGGCCCGCTAGCTACTGAGGATGGAAAGAAAGTAGGAGCGGTGACAACCTCGCCTTTGGTTTCCGAACCAGCGCTGTTCGCCACAAAAGGAGTTAATTCTGATGTAGCGACAGTCAAAGGCCGGGTGACGTCTGTCAAGAACGACAAGGTCCCTCCAAGGGTTTACAAATACTATGCGAATGAGTTCGCACAGTTGGTAGTAAAAACTCCTAACGTCGGCAATCCTTTGGCAGTGGAGGAAGTGAGGAATCGCCAAAACAACCCACAACAGAAAGCTCGGTATAACATGGTCGCGTCATCTTTGACAACAAACATCAAAAATCGCCTGGAGTGCTTCGTGAAAGCGGAGCCCTACGCAAATGTCACAGATCCGCGCAACATCACTACCATGTCACCAGAGCTAACCACAAACCTTTCCTGTTTTACGCTCTCGTTTAAAGAGACGTTAAAACAGTTCAAATGGTATGGGCCAGGCAAAACACCAACTCAAATGGTGAAACGCCTGCGTGACCTAGCCACGAAAGACACGTTTGACTGGTTGTGCACAGATTACTCACGACTCGATGGCACTGTATCGGAGTGGCTCCAGCGAAATGTAATCCAAGCTATCTATCTCAGATGGGTGGCAGATGATTATAAAGCAGAACTTAAACGCTTGCTCGACTTGGTTTTTATCAAGTCTGGAAGAACACAACATGGCGAAAAGTTTGATGCTGGCTGGGGCACACGAAGTGGAAGCCCCCAAACCACGGACGGTAACACAATGC